AAACAACATCTGGTGTATTGGTGTAAGCTCCTACGTCTTCTATTCTTGCAAGATAATAAAATTTTAATTGATAATTAGATCCAGAAAAACTTGATCCTGGTGTTTGATATAAATAAACACTTGGAGCTACAGTTCTTTGAACATAATATTGTGATGGTGTTCCTTGTGATAATTTATTTGGAATTGCAGCATAAGCTGATCTATCTATTTTACTTAGTGTTGTATCAACAGGAGCTGTTGCATCACTATTGTTTCTTACATATGCTTCTAATACATCATTAATATCATTTGGAAAATTTGATGCATCGCTTGCATAATTATATTCTGCTTGACCTTGAACTAAAGGAATAGTTGCTTGTTTAACTTTCCAAAGATGTATTCCTCTATTACCCCATTCAGATAATAAAATATTTAAAGAACGTCTTGCACCTTTTAAATGATAACCAGTACGACTACCACCTACTCCAGCTCTTTCATAAGCTTCTTCAATTATTTCATCGATCTCTAAATCGAATGATGTTGTACCAGAGGTAGCCATCTGTCCTCCTATTTATCTATAAATAATGTAACTGTTAATGCACTACTATTTGCTGTTACACCAATTCCATCAACAATTGCTGTTCCATTAGTTGAAGCATATAATACTCCATCTTCAGGAATATTTAAAGTTTCAGTTGCACCTGCACCAACAGATATTGGAATATATACACCTGTGTTAGTTGAAGAACTAACAGTTGTTGCATCAGCCAATCCATTAATAATACAAGATCCTGAACTTCCAGTTGATTGAACCATATATCCTCTTAATCTTGTTCTACCTGTGAATAGAACTGCATCAGTAGAAGATGATGCTACTACAACTGGTTTTACGTCTGATTTGTAACTCATAAATTTTATCTCCTAAATTTTAGGAGCACCCGAAGGTGCCCCATAAATTATTATTCGCTTGGTTTGCCGTTATCTTCAACTGTGTAGTAAATAGTTACTAAAGTAGTTGATGATAATGTAGAAGATGCAACACCTGCACCATAAACAGTTGAATTAGCTGTTAGTACAGTATTAGTTGCAGTTCCTAATGAACCATTAACTTTTCCAGATTGGAAACCGTTAGCACTTAACGCAGATGCAAGAGTAGTTGCTCCAGCGCCTGTAGTTGCAGTACCTAAGTTAATTGTTTTGTCAGCTGCACCAGTTGCATTGTGAGTTACATCCATAATTCTAGCATTGTCTGGTAAAATTACAGCGCCTCCATCAATTCCTGTTACTGCTGCATAAGTTGAAGTAGATCCATCAACGACACATTCAGCTGCAAGTACAACTGTTCCTGGGAACGTTGCGCTTTTATCTTGGCCACCGTGTGATCTTACAACACCTTGAAAGGTAGTTTTTGCCATAGTGTTATCCTCCTAGTTATATTGATACAGTCTCTAGGCAGTCGACTATACGCGTCTGTACCAATTATTTATGTATAGTGGTTAAATTATATATTAATTTTTAGTAGAGTGCAAGAGGGCCTACGGTGCGGAGTGGAATTTTTCCAACGATGTAGCTTTTTCTTTAAGAAGCTACTGAAACTTGGGGAGCTACTTCATTAACCTTATTATCTAAATGAGCAGCTTTTGCTTCTGCCATTTTAATATGGTTAATCACTTCTCTTACCTTATGGTCTATTTTGACCATATTAAGGGTATATCTACCCTCGTTAAGATGCTCCTGCTCCCATTGTAGATCCAATACTTTTTTCTGTTTGTATAGATCCTGCAGATGTTTTTGCATCATTTATAACCTCCTCATAGGTTATTCTATTTAACTCAGAAGAATAATTGCTTCCGAGATATTCCCACTTTACACTACTTTCTCCTACTTTGTCAACTATTGCTTTTTCGAGAGAAATTGGGTTGTCTTCACATTCAACTTCGAATTTACCGTGATGGTCATAAGCCCAAATGTTTACTAGGAATTTTTTCATAACTACACCTTTTATTTTCAAATTGAGGCGGAATTGTGTTCCGCCTCAAAATTTCTATTTATTATGCGCCTGGTGATCCGAAGATACCTCTAGCATCAGAGAATCCAAAAGAATATCTCTCTCTAGCTTTGTATCTTACGTTACCAGTATCGAAGTCACCTTCCATTGAAGTTTTGATAGGTGATCTTACGAACATTTTCATACCGTTTGGCACGTCAGTTTTGATGAAGAACGCATCTGTATCAGTTAAGTAGTGGTTTACTACATAACCTTGTGGGATCATACCCATAGATGCAATTGCGTTTACATCGTTATCTGCTGTACCAACTCTTCCAGAAGATTTCATTAATCTTTCCGCTGTGAATTGTAATTCACTTGGGATGATTAACTTCATTCCTCTAGCAGCAACTTTTAAACCTCTTTCGTCTGTGAACGCAGCAATGTCGATTAGAGATTGCTCTAAAGAAGTTTCGTTTAAGTCAGCAGAAGTTGCTAACTCATTCGAGTAAGTTCCCGCGATAGTTGGGTGCACTGCAGAACAAAGTTCTACACCGTCTCCACCTAGGAAGTTAGTATTAAACGCATTGTTTAATACGTTTGCAGCTTTAACTTGCTTAGTGTTAGCCATAGATCTTGCTAACGCTTTTGTATATCTAGACGCAAGTCTGTCATACAAATTGTCCTCGATTGCTTCTTCAGTAATCGCGAACGCTAAAGCTACTGTTTCGTGAGTGTAACGAGCAGTGTAAGTTTCCTGAGCGTTGTCATATGATACGCCTGATCCTTCTGGTTTAACAGAAGCATTAGCGAAGCCAGATAACATCACTTCTTCTTCGAAAGCTCTATCAGAATTTTCTGTATCGAAAATTTCTGCGTGCTCGTTCTCATATCTTTTATATTCCAGGCCAAATAAAGCATTTAAACCTGGCTCTAGTTCTTTAACTAGTTGTTGTCTTGATATCGCCATAGTTATTTCTCCTTATTAGATACCTGTAGTTGATTTTAAGAAGTGTTCGTTGATTGTAACGATACAGTTCACGTTGTCAGCACCTGCTTCATCATTTTCAATGTCTTTTGAAAAGCCAATTAATCTTAATTGAGCAGTTGTTGTTACAAGTGAAGTATCATCCAACTCAGCTTTTGACACTCCGTTAATAGTACTTCCTGTAGCATAGACAATATCAGCATTCATTCCAATGTCTGATCTCTCTGTGTCTGCAGAAGACTGGATTTCGAATCTTGCATACGGATCATCGTATACAAAAGCATCGATAGTCTCACCAGTACCTACGTCTGTTTGTGTGTAAAAGTTTGCGAACTTTGGTTTGCCAGTCGAAGGATCTTTCGAAATGAAAGTTCCCCAGAAGACACCCAACGCAGTATCACCAGCATCAGCTTTGTCAACATATCCTGTAGCTGCCATTTTTACCAAGTCACCTTGGAAAATAGAAGTACTAGAATTGTCAGCAATCTCATACTGAGACATACCTTGGTTGTCAGCGTTTTGACCAACTTTACCAACAGGTCTCAAACCGAAAGCAGCATCTTGATTTGCCATAGTTTTTTCTCCTTAGTTAAGTTGATCGGCAGTCTTAGAAATTACCAAAAGATTATTTCTTTGAACCACCGAAGGTTACACGAGTTTGTCGATCGCTGTCGATCGGCATACTTGGATGCTGTTCCTTCATAAGATCGTTATTAATAGCATCGTCTCGATCTTTAGTTTGCTGATTGTAATAATCAGCACGAGCTTTTGCGATCTCTTCCGGTATCCTAGCCAGCAATAGGCCGCCAACCCCTATGACTCCTGCATATTTGCCTTCTTTAACAGTTGGATAGTCAGTTTCAGGATATTGGTCTGCTCTCACGAGTTCCCATCCTGATCTGATTTTGCCTGACATATTCTTCGTATCATCGAAGCCCATAGTCTCGGCTCTTATCCATCTGTGTCTGAATCCATCAGGCGCAGGTGGTGCATCAAGTGATGACGGGGGAGTCCAAGTTTGAGGTCTTTTAGACTTCTCTCTTGACTGACTCGCGCGTGAAGCTTTTGTGTTTATATCTTTTTCCATACGCTTATGCCTCCTTCGCGGTTAATTGTTTTGCGTACTCTTCGAGTGGCACACCTAATCTTTTAGCAATTGCTACCTGTGAAGGTGTGAGCTTGACAGTTTTTCTGCGTCCTGTTGCGCTCGGACGTTTAGCGGATGCTACAGTCTGAGCAGGTCTTGCTCTTTCTGCAGTATTGTTCTCAACCTTATCAAATTTATGGGGGAATTCAAGTCTTATTCTCTTGTCTATTTCCGCATAATATTCATCAGATTGAGCATCAAAACCTTCTTCTTCAGTTAGCTTTTTATGCAAATCAAAAGCAGTATAAGTCATCGCTGAATCAGTACCAAACCAAGTATTTTTAGCAGCCCAAGCTTCAGCTTTAGGATCTGCTTGAGGTTGTCTATTACTTTGAACATTTTGTTGTGGAGTAATATTAACTTCTTTTTGTTGAGTTGGTTGTTCTGCTTGAGATGATTTAAGATTATTTAATCTTGCTTCATCCATAGTCAAAGTAGCTATTTGTTGCTGAGCTGCAATTTGACCATCAACATCTTGTGATTCAATTGCACTTTTCAAAGCTTGTTTAGCTGCTGCTAAACTATTTTTTACTCTGCTTTCAAATTCACTAACGTAAGATTTATCCAGTTTAGAAAATCTACCTTCTAAACTTTCTTTTTCTCTTTTAGTGGCTTGAGCAAAAGCAATAGCTTCTTCTTTTTGTCTTTCTGCTTCTCGCATTTTACGAGTTAGTTTAGCAATTCGTTTTTGAACGCTTTCGCTATATTGTTTTAACTCGTCTTCTTTTTCATCTTTTTTTTCATCTGAGCTAGCTTGAATATCAGACTGCTCATCAGATTTCTCAGATGTGTTATCGGACTCACTATTGTCCTCTTCAACAACTTCAAGTTTTTCATTCTCATTCTCCTTTGCTTGCTCATTGTCTTGATCTAAATTAATTTCAGCGCCTTCAGTTTCGCCGACATCAACTAGATTTTCTTTTGTTTCTTCTTGTTGCATAGTGCCTTCCTATGTTAAATGTGATGCAATACAGATTCAGGATCTTTAATAGTTCCTAAAACTTCATCATCGTTTAGTATTCGCACTTCTCCACCTTCAATAGGTAATCTTGATCCTGCATATCTTGCAAAGATTACCCAATCTCCTTTTTTACACCAAGGCCCTGATGAAAATTTATCTTTATCTTCATAAGCTAATGGCCCTAACTTTAAAACATAACCACAGTTCACTGCGATTCTAAGTTTATCTAAAGTTTCTTGTGCAATTAAAATTCCACCCTTAGTTTTTTCTTTTGGGGTAAATGGTAAAACTAATAATCTATATCCAGAAGGATCTGGTAATTCATCTACAATTGAATCCACATTTGTTTCATCAATTCTTTTTTTATCTTCTTCTTTTTTTTCTGATTCGTATTTGTCTAATAACGCTGACTTATTCTTCGGTATTTCCTTTTCCGAATTCGATGACGTTAGTATTGTCTCGTTGCTCATCTTTTTGCTCCTTATTTTCTAGCAGGTTAGAGATTTCCTGTAATGTTAATTGTATGGCGTGTGCCTGTCCTAGTAAATACTTGTATTTTTCCATATTGTCAACCCCACCACCAATCATACTATCTCCTATAGATTGAAGGTGATTTTTCAAATGTTTTTGTAGTTTAGATATTACTATTATTGGATCCACTCTCTTCTCCTTTTTGTTATTTTTTCTTTTTCTTCTTTGTAAATAAACTATCTATTTTTTCAAACACATTATCTATTATACTAAAAAATTTGTATATAATTTTATCTAACATTTCCATCTTCTTCTTGCTTGTCTTAATCTTGAATTAGGGTCTTTTGCAGCTTTTGGAAATTGTTTCATTTGACCAGCTGATCTTGCGCAATATGATTTTCTTCTATTTGCAGCTTTTGATCCTGGTTTAACTTTACCGGTTACAGCAGTTTTTAATTTTGAACCTGGGTTTTCTCTTCGGTATCTTGCAACACCTGCTTTAGTCATCCCTGCACCAGATTTAGTAGGTCTAAAATATTTTTTTGTTTTTGGGGGTTGTTTATCTCTAGTTCTCATTTTTTCTTCGCAAATGTTTTTACATTAGTTGGTTTAGGCCCTGTATTACCTGCAGCTCTTTTTCGTCTGACAGCACTCGCCTTTTGCGAACTTGTCATCCGTGTGGCTTTTGCAAGTGGGACGCATTTTGGATATTTTCTTTTGCTCCCCTTCGATCTCCCGCAAGGTTGATATTTGCCGTTCTTCTTCGGAGCTCCGATGTCTACCCATTTTTCTTTTACCCACTTCCTTAAACCGTTTTGTGCCATTACGCAAATCTTTTTCTTCTAGCTAATCCACCATCAGCCATCTTTTTTCTTTTCTTACCACCTGGTGTAATTTTACCAGAACAAACTCCTGATGCATACATATTAGCATATGCTGAAGGATAAACTTTAAATTTTCTTTTTGCAGCAGCTTTACCTTTTGCACAAAGTTTAGCCATATTATCTCCAACCCTTTTTAGCTAGTTTTGGTTTACCTGATTTTACCAGTCCACCTTTTTTATAATCTGTAGTAAGTTCATCATCCCCTATTAAATCTGTTTTTCTAGATACTGGATCTTTATCAAATCGTTCTTGAATTTTAATAGTTTGAAGTGTATCGCTCGGTGAAGTCTTTTTTCTTTTAGCCATTTTTTCAGCTAACTCAATTTTAGCTTTATCTTTTTTAGACTTAGATTTTTTAGTTTCTTTGTATTCTTTAATTGGGTCAGACATTTTATTTTCCTCTTTTTCTTCTAGCTAAACCACCACACATCATTTTAACTCTGCCACCACTTTTCATATAACCCATTTTGTTTCTAACTTTAGTTGGTAGTTTTGCTAAACCTGGGTTTTTACTTTTATCAACTTTTTTTAACATTATTTTTTTCCTCCTAAATGTTTTAACTCCGTAGCTTTAATTCCATAGACAGCTCCAACGACAGCTACCCATAAAGAAATTATCCACCACGGCATTGTTTGCAGTTTTTCAAAATATAAATCTAATTTTTGACCTATTTCTTCATCTTCTGCAAAAACAGAGTATGCTAACAGAAAAAGTGGAGATGACAAAATTAATAAAATAAATTCGTCCTTCCAGTCGCCTTTTTGATTCTTAGCAATCTGTCCAGAAAACTCTATTTCTCCCCGTTTCATTTTTTCAGCGTGCACAATAGCTGCTTCTGACATTATAATTTCAGATTTTTTCTTATTCTTATAAATTTCAGCGCCAGTTTTAAGTGCAGTACCTACTAAACTCCACGGAAACATAAAATTAGTACCACTTAGCTGTTCTTTGCTTCTCAGAAAGCATTCTTTTTTGCCCTCTTACCTTTTGAGTTTGTGTTTCAGTCGGTTTTGACATCTCAACTTCAACGCCGCCTTTAGAAAAACCGTCTTTGTTCACAAACTTTTGAAAATTAACTTCATTTGATTGGTCTTTTTTCATTATTTACTCCTATTTTTA